TTACCAGGACAAATACCATCAGTTGCTTTAGTTGACTTTTCAATTACAGTTCCTGCGTTTGGAGATAAAGAAGATGAAAGATATCTTGGAACATTATCAAGAGGGTCTCAGGTTGTTGGTGCGGGTATTGTTTTTGAAAACGTATATGATATTGACTTTGCGTCACCATACAACGCTCAAGGTTTCCCTAATAGATTGAAAATACCAAACTTTAATGCTAATAACGTATTAATTAACTACACAATTACAAAAAGAGAAGTTGTTGTTAATGGTATTACTAAAGTATTCAAAAAAGTAATTGGTGCTAATGACGTTAAACCTTTCTTTGAATTGTTTTTACCCGAAAAAAATGTATTAGGTATTACAAGTGTTTTATTAAAAAACGGTACAAGTTATACGAATACTCCATCAGTTGCAGAATTTTTAGGTTTGGATAATAGATGGTATGAAGTTGATGCATTGGCGGAAGATAGGGTTTTTATTGAAGACCCAACAAAAGTTTCAGACCAACCAGGTATTAAAGTTGGTAAATACATTCAGACTCAAAACAGATTTATAACAGAATACACTCCTGAAGGTTTTAAAAAGATGACTTTCGGTGGGGGAACCAACACGGCTCAAGACCAATTGAACCAATTTACAACATTAGGAACCACTTTAGAGTTACAAAAATATTCAAATAACCTTTCATTGGGTTCCACTTTAACACCAAACTCAACACTCTTTATTCAGTATAGAGTTGGTGGTGGACTTGCAACAAACTTAGGTACAAATGTGATTAATTCACTCGGTACAGTATCGTTTTTTGTTAATGGGCCATCTGAGACAACAAACTCATCAGTTGTTAATTCATTAAGATGTGTTAACGTAACCGCAGCGGTTGGTGGTGCGGGGTTACCATCATTAGAAGAAATTAGAAATTATGTTTCATTTAACTTTGCGGCTCAAAAAAGGGCGGTAACAGTTCAAGATTATGAATCATTAATTAGAAACATGCCAGCTCAATTCGGAGCACCAGCTAAAGTTTCAATTACTGAAAACGACAATAAAATCCTAATTCAAATATTGTCTTACGACACTTCAGGTAAGTTGACCAACATTGTTTCAAACACACTGAAACAGAATATTGCAAATTATTTGTCAAATTATAGGATGATGAATGATTATATTTCAATTTTCAGTGCCGAAGTTATTGACTTGAGTATGGATATTTCAATTGTGTTGGATTCTGCTCAGAATTCAGGACAAGTAATTGCAAGTGTGGTTGATAAAGTGTCAGCATATTTAAATCCTCAAACAAGACAATTAGGTCAGAATGTTTATCTTTCTGAACTAAGAAGTTTAATACAAAACACAAATGGAGTTTTAACAGTTTCAAACATAGATGTGTTTAATGAAGTAGGGGGACAATACTCGTCAGCTGAAACCTCAATGGAGTATTCAAATCCTGAAACAAAATTAATTGGTCCTATTGATGATACAATTTTTGCTCAACCCTCACAAGTTTATCAGATAAGATATCCAAACAAAGACATCAGAGTTTCTGTCAAGAATTTCCAATCCATTACTTTCTCATAACAAGTTTATTTTATTTTTCTTTAGTTTATTATTTGGTATGCGGGACTTTAAAAAGTCCACATAAACTATTTATTAACTAAAGGAAATTAATGGGTCAATCATATAGAATAAGAACCGAGTTAGGTATTAATAAAACAATTAATATCCAACTTGACCAAGAGTTTGAATTTTTGGAGATTTTATCGTTAAAACTCCAACAAGAAGACGTATATATTAAAAGTTGTGCCGAGTATGGTGTTGTTGTTGGTAGAGTTACCGCAAATAACGGATTTGGATTACCAAACGCAAGAGTTTCAATATTCATACCAATAGACTCGGTTGACGAATCAAATCCAATCATATCAAGTATCTATCCTTATAAATCACCAAGTGATATAAATGAAGATGGGTATAGATACAATCTACTTCCATACGAAAAATCTTATTCTGCTCACGCTGCAACAGGAACCCTGCCATCAAGATTAGATAATTTAACAGGTTCTACTGCTGTAGAAATTTACGACAAATATTATAAGTATACGGTAAAAACCAATGATAGTGGTGATTATATGATTATGGGTGTTCCGCAAGGTGACCATACATTAGTTATGGATGTTGATTTGTCCGATATTGGTGAATTTTCTTTAAGTCCACAAGATTTAATTAGAATGGGTCTTGCGACCGAGGCTCAAGTTGCGGGGAATAGGTTTAGAAGTTCGAACGATTTAAATTCATTACCACAAATTATTAATGTTACGAAAAATGTTGAAGTTTCACCTCTTTGGGGAGACCCTGAATTATGTGACATAGCAATTAATCGTGTTGATTTTGATTTAAGGGACAGTGCAAATGTTGATATCCAACCGACTGCAGTTTTTATGGGTTCAATTTATTCAACACCCGATTCTTTAAGAGTTAGGAAAAATTGTAGACCACGAGATAATATGGGTAACTTGTGTCAATTGACTACAGGTCCAGGTCAAATATTGGCAATAAGGCAAACAATCAATCAAGATAGTGACGGCAATCCTGTTTTAGAACAATATCAATTAGAGCAGTCGGGTAATATTATTGATGGTTCAGGTGCTTGGTTAACTGAACTACCAATGAATTTGGATTACTATATCACCAATGAGTTTGGTGAAAAAGTGCTATCATACGACCCAACAATTGGAATTCCCACTAAAGCAAAATATAGATTTAAAGTTAAGTGGCAACAACCAACAAAATTGTCTGAACAGACAAGAAGACCGTATTATCTATTACCAAATATTAAAGAATATGGTTGGACAGGCTCAACTTTCGACCCACTATTTGGGGATGCAACAACACAGAAAAAATTGGCCAGTTCTTATTACTTTGGATTAGAGTGGAGTGGATATACTGATGGATTTATTGGTTCCGATTATTACGATAAATTAAACGAGGCAATAGATTGTGAAGATACGTTCTATCAGTTTGAATTTAACAAAGTTTATACTCCGTCATCATTAATTGATGAATATAAAAAGGGGGCTAGAGGTCGATTTATAGGTATTAAAGAAATTGATAGTCAAGATTGTGAATCAACAATTAATAAGTTTCCTGTCAATGACGGATTTAGGAATTTTGATTTAATATTCTTCGTATTTTCAATATTATTTACGGTGTTACAAGTAGTGACGCTACCAATTATCCTTATTGCTCACTTATTAATATTCCTCTATAATTTATTTTTTGTTGTTATTTGTCAATTATGCTCGTTACCTTTAATTAGAAAACTTAATTTTTGTAAAAACTTAAATTGTGAAAAGAAAGATTATACAATAAGGCTTCCTATGATAACATATCCTGATTGTCAAACATGCGATTGTAAATCAGATATAACCACAGACAACACAAGTACACCACAATTAACACCGACAGACACGGTACCATCAGGATTTTTGACTTATTTCTCAAGCCCTCAATATTATATACCAACTTGGGAACAATATTATAGTATTGCGGGAAATGCAAGTGAAGACATTCAATCATTATCTTTAATATCATCACAGGCGTTGGGTGGGTTTGCTGCTTTAGCGTCAATTAACGACCCAAACAGATATAAGTTACCAATATCACAGGCATATAACTTACCAAGTGTATCAGTACCTTATGCTAACGTATCCCAAAGCTTACCACTAGGTGAGAGAGTAAATCTATTTAATCAACGAGACAATTTCTTTTTGGGTTTAAATAAAATTAAGGTTACTTTTGCAAATCAATCAAACATTGGTAAGTCTCATTATGATAATACAATAACGGTTGTTTCAACGCAATCGTATAATAGTGGTGATTTATTAACCTTTGTTAATGTTAGTGGTTCAACCGATATTAATTACAAATACAGTGCAAGTACTGTAAGTGGAATCACACAAGGAATTAGCGGAGAATCGTATAGTTCAACCGCATCTACAAGTGTTAACGTCACTTATGCAACTTCACAATATGTTGGTAGTACAGTAACTTATGATTTACCATACGGTTCGGATAATATAAAATATAAATTCCCATCAGATATTGAGTTTTATCAGGTCGTTACTGCAATTACAATTTCACAGGCGATTACATTGTGGAATACGGGTTCAACCCAAACTTTTCCTAATGTTTTAAATTATCCTGTAACAATTGATGAATATAGTGGGAGAACTTTATCATCCTCACCGACCAATGTTGCGTGGGTGCCGACAGGAAATGGTGATACAATCAATCCATTAGAATTTTATCAAGAATACGACACTCAATATATTCTAATATTACAAAGAGGTGTGGACCCATATTCACCAAAATATGAAAACAAATATGGTATAGGTAAAATTTTAGGTTTACCAAATGAAAATGATGTTGTAGTAACCGCAACAACCAGATTAAATATTCCGATTCAACCATTAAACCCTGCGTATACGACATCAGTACAACAACATACTAATCAAATATATATAAATTATCAATCATATTTCTTTAAACCTGGTATTTCAGGTAGTACTGTTAATGGTCAGAAATACACAGGATTTACAACAAACAATACGTCATATTATGGGGGATTGGATAGTATTACCTACCCAGCAACTTACACTATAACTTCAGGTACACCTCCTAAAGTAATTAGTAAAACAACCAATGGATTCTACTTATCCT